CTCTAGGTATTAAGAAGTAATGAGCGCCCTTAACTGGGCGGCTCTTGCAGTTGCACTTATCTCAATCGTCACAGCATTCGTAGGTTCTATTCGATGGCTGGTGAAGCATTATCTAAATGAACTTAAGCCCAATGGTGGAAGTTCAATGAACGATAGATTGAATCGACTTGAAGGGCGTGTCGAAACAATAATTTCTTTACTGGAGAGGTGACACTTATCTCATGGCAAGAAAAGCAACTAAAGCACTTGAGGATCAGGGCTACTCAAAACTCGATGCTTATTGCATTGGACTCCATGAGTTCTACAAAGGATTACGTAGAGCAGGATTTCAAGTAGATATTGCCATAGGAATTATTTGTGAGAAGAGCGCATATCCAGACTGGATACTGCCTAACACAATCAACCCAAATATTCCAGAGCCTGACTGGTATGAGGACGAGGATGAATGAAAAGAACTGTTGTAGTTCCAGACTTACAAGTTCCCTATCACGATCCAGTAGCTGTTAAAAATGTTGCAAGTTTTATTAAAGCGTTTCGGCCCGACTCTGTTGTTACTCTCGGAGATGAAATCGATCTCCCACAGATATCACGATGGACAGAGAACACGCCAGGGTGGTACGAACAGACACTAGCTGCTGACAGAGATAAAGCGGTAGAAGTTCTCTGGTCATTAATTGAGCATTCCAAAGAAGCTCACATGATTCGTAGCAATCACACAGACAGACTTTACAACGTCACTATGAAGAAGATTCCAGCGTTCTTAGCCTTGCCCGAGTTGCGCTTTGAAAAGTTTATGAAGCTCGATGAACTAGGAATCACTTATCATAAGAAGCCGTATGCCATTGCTAGAGGCATTGTCGCAGTACATGGCGATGAGCAGAGCGTAAAGCCTACACCTGGCTTAACAGCCCTAGAAGCGGCTCGTAGGCATGGTATTAGCGTTATCTGTGGACACACTCACAGAGCAGGTCAATCGGCCTTTACAGAGGCCTCTGGAGGCCGTATAGGGCGTATCCTGAGGGGATGGGAAGCAGGGCATCTGATGGATGTCAGACAGGCTCATTACACTAAAGGCACGATGAACTGGCAACAGGCCTTTATTATCATTGAGGAAATTGGTACAAACGTGCAGGTCAGCATCATTAACCTTGAGAAAGATGGTACTTTCGTTGTGTCAGGTAAGAGATATGGGCGCGCTCGTTAACGACGTGCGGACAGACATAGATGATCAGATGGATGCGTCAGAATTATTGCCGTTTCGTCATTGAAATGTACTTGACGTACCCCAATTAAATGCGACACTAATCCTGTACCCAATCAAGGGCATTGGGGCAGTTAGGGCAGAAGATGAACTCATTAACAATCCTCACAGTAATCGGAGTGTGCTTAGCAATCTACGCCGCTTTTCGCTTAGGTCAAGAATGTGGCTATGATGAAGGCCTAGTCGATGGTCGCAAAGCTGTAAGAAAGTATTACGAGCAGGTGGGTAAGTGAAAGCCACAGAAGCGCTCATCAATGCAATCGACATCATGCAAGATCGTGGCAAGGTCTATGGTCATCCGCGAATCAATCAAGGTCGGATATCTCAAAGGCTATCCAATCTATTCGATTTCCCAGTCACAGACGCTCAAGCTGCACTTGCAATGGTCGAGGTTAAACTCGCCAGAATCACAGAAACGCCAGGACACACAGATTCTTACATTGATGCAATAGCGTATCTAGCAATAGCACTACAACTCCAAACAGAGGATGATGAACTTTATGTTTAACCTAGAAGATTATGAAACAGTAGAAGTAAGGCTTGAGAAGTTCATTAAGGACTTCCCAGATTTCCGTGTTGAAACGGAGTTAGTGAGTTTCTTGAATGACAGATACATTGTTAAAGCATGGATTTATCGTACTTTCGTTGATAGCACGCCGTTCTCCAGCGGACTCGCTGAGGAGACGATTAGCAGTCGAGGCGTTAATGCAACTAGCGCATTGGAAAACTGTGAAACTAGCGCAATCGGCAGAGCGCTTGCGAATGCTGGTTATGCAAGCAAGGGTAAGCGACCAAGTAAATCAGAAATGGTTAAGGTCGCAAGAGCAAAGTTCTCAGAGCCAGCAAAAGAATATATCCCTGTCGTAAATGAAGCTGATCCATGGACAATCAAGACAGTTGCAGCACCAAGCACATCAGCAGAAGCAGTCGCTGTAGTTAAGGACATTATAGGCGGCACAACTGACAAGGATGTTCCTCGATGTCCTCATGGTGAGATGCACTGGGCGCATGGAATGACAAAGGCTAACAAGCCTTGGGGTCACTTCAAGTGCATGGCAGCAGCTACTGGTGAAATGAACAGATGTCCAAAGGGTGAAGATGTTATTTGGTATGAGATAAGTCCAGAAGGAAACTGGCGACCACAGAAAGTTAGGGCTTAATATGGGTGAAATGGTAATCTTTGATGATGGCACAGCAACCATCATGGGCGGAGAGCTCACAGAACCGCAAGATATTGTTATCTATTGCGATCTTTGCAATGAGCCTGTGGCTATTACTCCAGAGTTCAATGACAAAGTGTTTCTTACCTGTATGAGATGCCACGCAGTTAGCCATATAGCATTAAAGACATCCAAAGAGGCCAATGACGAATCACCGCAGGAATAGAGGCTTAGCGACTGAACGCTTAGTAGCTGACTACTTGAGGGGGTGGTGGCACTACGCTACAGTCGGTCGAGGGGCTGATCCGTCTGGTGACATTGTTAATCTTCCATTCGATGTGGAAGTTAAGGGTGTTGCTAAGTTCCAGCCTCTAGCATGGCTTCGCCAGAGCAAGGCAAGAACAACTAAGAGTGGGAAACTTGGGGTAGTTGTTCTTCGCTGTAATGGTCAAGGGACATTAGTGTCTGAGTATGCGGCATTATTACCATTACACGCTCTGGTGGAGCTACTGCTTCGAGCAGGTTATGACAAGATACCTTTAGAGTTAAATCCCATTCGATGCAATAAGTGTGGTAGTTGGATTATTGAGAAGATGGAGTGCAAGACCTGTGAGAAAGAAGCCAATCATGCCAATGTATGAATATCGTTGCCCATTATGTAATACACAAATGGAATTAGAATTATCTATGGATCATGATTTAGTTCGATGCACAGATTGTGGCGCACAAGCTAATCGCATCTATTCAGTACCTGGCTTAGTGTTTAAGGGAAAGGGATTCTACTCAACCGATAAATAGAAACGCCGTCCTGACCTGCACTTATAGAAATGGATTTGACATGACCAGTACACTCAGAGGGCTAGAGCACACCAAGTGCTCAGAGCGAGCCGCTCAGCGGATAGCTCGCTCGGTAGCAATCGTGTTGGGGATAGCTCTATGCTTCTCCATAGGTTCAGCAGCAAGTGCGACAAACGATCCAACTACACGCATAACATCTAAGCAATATGCTAAAGGACAATTAACAGTTAAATTGTACAAATGTGTAGCTGTATTGTACGGAAAAGAATCAGCATGGAATTGGAAAGCAGTAGGTAATTTAGAAGGTACACATAGGGTGTATGGGATACCTCAAGGTAAGAGTGAGTGGTTAAGAACTGCTAATCCATTAGAGCAGATTGATTGGGGCTTACGTTACATAGGCCATCGATATGGCTACACTAGGACATCAGAAGGTATGCAACCTAATACGTGTGCAGCTCTCAATCATTGGAAGAAAAAGAATTGGCACTAGATAAATTAAATAGCCGTAAGTATCGTAATCACAAAGAGCGTGTGTTCGCTCGTGATGGTAGGCAATGCAGGTACTGTGGCAATGATGAGAACTTGCAGGTCGATCACATCATTAGCCGTAAGAATGGCGGCACTCACGATATGGATAACCTTCAAGTGTTGTGTCGCGATTGTAATTTGCGTAAGTCAAGCAAGGATGAGGGTGTTTTTTTAGCACAAGCGGCTACCCCCCCTGTCTTTTCTGCCCGTATATCCCCGATGCAGTCCGAACCGATGCAAGATAGTCCGTTTAAGATTCGACCCAATCCAAGTCAATGACAGATAAACCCAAAAGAGTCCAACCCCTACGAGGGGCAACTGAACCGAGGGTTCACAGCCCACTTCTTAAGGGCAAGTCTAGAGCTGGTGAAGTTCTAGAAATGATTGAGCGCTTAAAGATGGATGAACTGATGCCTTATCAGAAGTTCGTTCTTAATCAGATGCTCATGGTCAATAAGAAGAATCAATACCGCATCAAAACTGCGCTGCTATTGATTTCAAGACAAAATGGCAAAAGTCATCTAGGCAGAGTCCGAATTATCTGGGGCATGTTCTATGGTGGCGAGAAAAAACTAATCATCATGTCCGCCAACCGCGCAACATCGCTAATGCTCTTTCGTGAGATTGCCTGGATCATAGAATCAACGCCTGAACTTAAAGCAATGACAAAGGCCATCCGCTACGCAAATGGTGGCGAGCGAATAGAGCTGCTCAATGGCTCAACGCTCGATGTCATATCCGATAACTCATCTAGCCCACGTGGAAGAACAGCAGACTTTCTTTGGATCGATGAAATACGTGAAATCTCAGAAGATGGCTACAAAGCAGCTGTGCCAGTGACTCGCGCACGTGCCAATGCACAGACATTCTTAACTAGCAACGCTGGCGATCACTTCAGTTCTGTCCTCAATGGCTTAGTCGAACGCGCTAAGGATTATCCGCCAGAAACTTTTGGCTATTACGAATACAGCGCTCCTCAGTATTGCAAAATTGACATTACTAGCGATTACTTTTGGAAGAGCGCTGTAGCACCGAGTAATCCAGCACTTGGCTACATAATTACAAAAGAATCGATTGAGGAAGCGATAGCGACCAACCCAATCGAGCAGACTCGCACAGAAACGCTCTGCCAATGGATTGACTCGTTGCAATCACCCTGGCCTCATGGAGTCTTGGAAGAAACGTCGGATAACACACTTGAAATGGCTGTAGGCGCTTATACAGTCTTTGCATTCGATGTTAGTCCATCAAGGCGCAACGGATCGCTGGTTGCAGGTCAATTATTGCCCGATGGTCGAATTGGTATTGGAATCCTAGAAACCTACAGCTCTCAAATGGCAATCGATGAATTGAAGATGGCAGCTAGCATCAAAGCCTGGTGCGACATCTATAAGCCGCGTTTAGTCTGCTTTGACAAATACGCCACACAGACGATTGCAGACAGACTTTCTCAGGCTGGTGTAATGACAGAGGATGTGTCAGGCCAACAGTTCTACAAAGCCTGTGGTGATTTATTAGAAGGCTTAGTAAATCATCGGGTGGTTCACAATGGACAGGCAGAATTGATCCAGCAGATGAATAACTGTGCAGCAAAGGTCAATGACTCTGCATGGCGAATCATTAAGAGAAAATCCGCTGGTGATATCTCAGCACCTATTGGCCTTGCGATGGTTGTTTCCAAGCTGATGCTTCCTGCTCCAAAGCCTCAAATTATTGCCTAGACACAACACACCCTAATTGTCAAATATTGGACAAAGTGTGCTAATATGTAAACATGGGTCGCATACTGCAAACATTCGGATTACAAACTAAACCAATCCTCGAAGCGCAGTCCGCCCCTCAAGTTTTAGGCGAGTATTCTCCTTATGCAATGCCGTTTCAATTTGCCTATGTTGGCAGAACAGAAGCTATCTCTATTCCAGCGTTACAAAGATGCCGCAACTTATTAGCCGGAACGATCGGCGCAATCCCACTCGAGTTGTATCGCAAATCTACAAATGAAGAGATTGGCTCACCATTATGGATGGAGCAACCTTCTTACTCACAGCCTCGATCAGTAACAATTGCCTGGACTGTTGATTCATTATTATTCTATGGACAAGCCTTTTGGAAAGTTGTTGAAGTCTACAACGAAGATGGTCGTCCATCACGATTTGAATGGATTGCTAATTCTCGCGTAACTGCAACACTTGATAAAGATAATGTTTTTGTTAAATCTTACGCAGTAGATGGAACAACATTACCGATGGATGGATTAGGTTCACTTATCACATTCCAGTCATTAGGCGATGGAATTCTCAACAGCGGCGCTTCAACAATCCG